TTTAGACCAGTATATATCCTCTCTTTTTAGAGGTGGTTCGCTTGATTTTTTAGATTCCGTAAGTATTATGTAGCTCATGCTTATCTCCTATCAAAATGTTGTCCAACCCATTATTCAACCCTGACTTACTAAGTAGGTTAATCAACCCACGTTGTTGCCAATTCATAAACTTTTACCGGGTAGGTGGCATTTTTAAAACATTTTCCCATGTGCATGACTCGCCCACCTGCATCAAGAGTGATGTAAAACCCTTTCCTAACTCCGCAGTTTGCATAACGCCTTTGAGCTTTGTTGACCCAATCCTGTTCGCAATGGAAGCTAAAAAGCTCACGTTTCACCACTAACCTTATGGTCAAGTCGGACATGGCTACTACGGGGTTTTTCATATTAATTTGTTCATCTTCGCTCATTTCAATTATCCTGTTAAAAGCTCATAAAATTACGTTAGCCCTCATGTACGCATCCAAGATTCCAGCATCATTTTTGCTTTGGTGTTCCGCGCATACTCGTACTTCCTCATCATCGCCACGAAACCAATTTACCTCTATGTTAACTTTCCCTGTTGTTGGCACTCCGCAAATGATGCAGGGTAATCCACCTGCATTTTTAGGTTTCTTTTTACGTCCTATTACTGGGTATTTTTTAGCCATGTTATCCTCCTCTTAACAATTCTTTCTTTAACCAGAACAGGACTGCAATCGTTATTCTCTACGTCATATCTGCAAGCCACCATTTCATTGGGCTCACCAATATGGTGGTAACTTGGTATGGTCGAAGTTGTTGCCACGCTCGGATAGAGCAGTAGCAGCAGCAAGCTAGAACGGAATATCATCATCGAAGTTGTCGAAGTTTGTGTTGGCTTTACTTTTCTGCGGTGGGCGCTCTGCTTGGGCTGGCTTATCTGCGGACTCAGTGGGTCGGCCCGAAAGCATTCTCATCTCGTTGACAATTATTTCAGTAGAGTAATGTGTCACGCCCTCCTTCTCCCACTTGCGTGTCTGAAGCTTGCCCTCCACGTAGATGAGTCCACCCTTCTTTAAATACTCCCCGGCTATCTCCGCCAGCCTACGGTAGAAGACAAGGTTATGCCACTCCGTTTTCTCCTGCTTTTCACCACTCTTGTCTTTCCAGCTTTCTGATGTGGCGATTGAGAAATTAGTTACTGCCTCACCGTTTGGCATGTAGCGCGTTTCAGGGTCTTTACCCAAGCGCCCGATTAAAATTACTTTGTTTATTGAGCTCATAAAATTCTCCTTATTTGATTACGATTTTTTTAGATTTTTCCAAATGACATCCCGGTACTTCTTTGTCATCACGCAGCTGCTTCAAGATTGCAGCCTTGTCTGGTGCTGGTTCTGGAAGGTCAGGAACAACCATGAAGATATCCGGGATGAGTGATTGGTCATCCACAACAACAGAGCCCGGGTTGGTCTTGACGGATACAGTGAAGAGTGGGCACGGCACATCTTTGATCCCAGCTGCATCCATATTTAAAAGCAACCACTGTGAGATCGTAGTGATGCGAGCTTCTTGGGCCTTGCGTCTGGCCACGATGCGCACCTCCTCCTCACGGATGGCTCCAACGAATAATGTCATCTCACGAATCACATGGCCGTAGTCAATGATCTTGGCCTCGATCTCGGCAGCGTCCCCCTCAAGGGTATCTGCGATAGTTTCCTCATCGAGCTCGGCTGAGCTCAATTTTTTCAGTAGCTCAACGCGCTCCTGAGTGAGGGCTAAAAGTGTTTTTTCAGTTGGGTTGTTCATTAGTTTCTCCTTGTTTATCCTTAGCTTCTTTATTTCCCAGCACAACCTTGTGCTCATTCTTTACTATATCCAGATAGAACTGTTGCTTCTTATCCAGCTTGGACCAGAATAGTGACAGCTCGCGGATTGACTTGGTAGCCTTAACTGCCTCGGCATCTTTATCGAACCCGGGGTAGACTTCTGATGGCTCTTCAGGGTCGCAGAAGCGAGACTCCTCATCCTCGCCAGTCTCCAAGTTTAAAACCTTCAGGAAGGCGTACTTGGTGGCATAGCTGAGTGCTTTGCCGGGGGCCTTGTCCGCGTTGTCCATAGCGTGTGCCTCTAGGATGATAAAAAATTGATCCTCAGGATTGTCCTCATTCACGAATGTGAAGCGATACGAGGCAACGTAAAGTCGCTGCTTTGCTTCTGCAGTGGCTGGCAATTTTAAGTCCCCTGATATCTGGGAAGGTAGGCAGATGATACCCTGCTTCACTAGCTCTGGACGGACCAGAGCGGTTACAGCATCGTGCGTAACGGCCCTGTAGGATCCGCTTGCTCCGGTAGAAACGGACTTATCCTTTTGGATATAGTCGATTGCTTTGCGCACGTTGTTGATGCGCTGGAAAAGGTTTAGTTTTTGTTCCATGTTATCTCCTAGTTAAATTGTTGAATTTTGAAAAGCGTTTCTTCTGCCCAGCGCTGCGGTTTGAAAACACACACTTCCTATTTATTTCCTGTACTGCGTTTCGAGACATTAACCTTATCTCAGCCCGGGCAAGGTATGTGTTAAGTTCAGCCACTAGGTATATATTGCTTCGTGCCTCCATAATAATGTCATCGACTTGCATAGCAGATCACCATTGTTATACCTACACCTATGGCGGCACCAATCAAGTACTCATACAACCATTCCCATATATAGCGAATTGCAAACATCACATGGCTCTCGCGTCTAGTTCTAAAAATTAATCTATTGTGTCTCATTTTCATTCCGCACCCATTATAAAATCTGCCAACCTGACAGCCGCATCTGCTGGCAGATTTATCTGGAGCTGGGTGTGCTCTGAATGATCAGTGCGTGCACGCGGCCATACCGTTACCAACTTGATAGCAACTCCACCATTCTTCTCGGACCGGTACCCATACAGCTGGTAAAGATCCGTTTCAAAAATTAGTTTTTTTTCCATATATTGCTCCTAGTCAACTGAATACGATTTAACATCAATGGCCCATTCTCCATTGAATAACTTAAAAGGGGACCCAACGGTTGGGCTGGAGTACTCATCCATTCTGAGCTTCCATTGAGCTGCTGCCATTTCTACCAGCTCCCTACTTGGGTTTTGATAGCGGCCTACAAAGCAGCGTCCATTATTTGATAATGGCGTATATTGCACGGTTGCTGCTGCAATAATATTTTTGTCGTTGACCATTGATGCGAATAGGTTGTCCATGTCTACTGTCCTTTTTTGTTAGTTCATTACGAGTTAGTATTTTAATTGTAAGCGAATAAAAACGCAAGCGTTATTTTATATTTTCTACCGAGGATGTCCCCTGCGCTCGACATAGCTCATATCCACATTGAATAAGTCCCAGTGTGCGCTGTCCTTTGCAGGTGCCCCGGTGGTTAGGTGTCTTTCCATATCCTCATACTGGGCTACTTCTTTAGGGGTATAGCCACAAACCTTGCAGCTAAAATAACCAGCAAACCCCGGGATAGTAACTTCGCTCATATCACACCTCACATATTTCTAAATTGTCTAAAAAGGAAAACCCATTCATCACGCTTTACCCTGTGCAATGTAAAGTTAAAAACGTATCGCTGCCAGTGGTGGCATGTGTCATTACACCCACAAAAATATTGATATCTGTTTTCTAAAAACTGGATAATCACATCAGTGTCGCGGCACTTTGTTTTTATTCGTAAGCGAGTGTCTATCATATCTTCATCCGTAGATTTATAGACAATGGTTGAGCTGAGTATTTTGAATGGCTTGCTATTCATGATGCGTCCCTTGATTAATATTTTCAACAATATCACCGCAAGCTATCCATAGAATGCGATTCAGGTTTTCTTCACAGTCTACTAATTGCTCTGATTCCCAAGCTCCATACTCATTTAGCTCCATAGCCACTATTACTTGGTCAAGCTTGGCTAGCTGCCTCTTAATAGCTGGGACCGTGCGGAGATAAGCAATACCATCATCGCATTGACCTTGGTGGTAACCTATTGAAGCTTGCTCCTTTGTTATCTGTAACTCTATCTTGCCGTTTGATGATGTGTACCACATGATTTTCTCCTTATATCCAAGCTGGCTTTGTGTCAGTGTCAGGAAGTGATTTTAGAAACTCAATTACATGCTCTGGCACCTCCTCTTTTTTCCATGCGCTGCCATACCGATACCCATCTGGGTCTGGGTTTAACCCAGCATCAGCAAGTTTTTTACACACCTCGCTGTAGTCGTATTTTTCCACTGGATTATTACGTAAGAACAGCTCCTGTACTGCACTGCCTGCTTTCATGTCGTTCAGGTGCCAGCGTTTCCATACCTCTTGAAATTGCTGATCAAGCAGTGCGCTCCAGCCCTCCGCGTACTGCTTGATATCCCAACCACCCATTACAATCTGACCACAACTTCCTTTAAAACCGCCGTTTGACATTGGGCCAATAACACCAGTTATAGAGAGCTTCCCGTCTTTAAATTTGATAGTGCAGTAAACATTTCCCTCACTGCTTAACCCGATATGAATTATCTTTTCAAAGTTGTCCATGATTCTCTCCTTAAGGTTTGTATGAAGACAGGCTGCGGATCCTGCTGAGATTATTTGTATGCTTGCTGACAATTGGCGCATCGCTCCAGACCTTCCAGCCTTTTGCGTTAAAGAACAGACCAGCGTCACAGTCTTCTTCCAAGTACACAGTATTCCCGAACTGATACGAATAGCGTGAAACCTTGTCAGCAATACCAAGCGCTTCAAGCTCTACACGCTTGACTGCCAACCAGCCATGGCCGGGATCTGCATAAAATTTATAGTTTTTCATTTTATTCTCCTTGAATGTTGTTTTGTCTTGGTACGGCTCACATATTATTTGAATGCAAATAACTTGTCAACACTTATTTTAACCTCGCCAACCCTATAAACACTTGGCACCACAAAATATATTAAATCTCATAACAAATAAACTACGAATTGACTTGCATTATTTTTTGTTGTTGTATTAGAATGCGAACACTATGAAACCAAATGACCTAACCAAATTTTATAAAACCCAAGTTGCTGCTGGTGCAGCGGTTGGGCTTTCTCAATCACGCGTTGCCGTGTGGCAAGCTCGCGGAGCCATACCAATTGAACGCCAGTGTCAATACGAACTGGTTACTCATGGGGCATTAAAGGCAGATCGTGAAGAGCTGCGCAAAGAGGCACTGCGTATATTGAAATAAGTTTTAACTTGTCTCTAGGGTTAGCGCCTGAAAAGCTGGCAGTCCACCAGCCCGAGACAAGTCCTTTTTAAATGGGCAGTGAAAGGACGCACATGCATTACTATTATTTTCATATCAGTGATTATCTAAGCCACACCCGGCACCTCACCCCGATTGAAGACATCGCATTTCGGCGCATGCTTGATCAATACTATCTGCATGAAAACCCATTGAGCAGTGACCCTGTAAAACTCGCTCGCTCAATTTCAATGGCTGATCATTCAACGGACGTTGAACGGATCGTCAACGAATTCTTTACGATGACTGAAGGTGGTTGGATTAACAAGCGTGCAGATGCTGAAATTTTTCATTATCACAGCAAAAATAAGCAGCAATCTGAGGCCGGGAAGAAGTCAGCGGAGTCTCGCAAGACCAAGAAACAGGGCGTTCCAAACGGTTGTTCAACGGGTGTTCCAACGGACGTTCAACCAACCAATAACCAAGAACCAATAACCAATAGTGTTATTAAAGGCAAAAAAGCCAGCCAGCTTCCAGCTGACTTCCAGCCTAATGAGGACCATGTAAGCTTCGCTGGTTTTCACCAACTGAGCATATCGCTGGAATTCACAAAGTTCTCTGACTACTGCTTGGCTAACGGGAAAACCTACAAGGATTGGAACGCAGCTCTGCGCACATGGTTGCGCAATGCCGTGGATTTTTCTAAAAAGAACAAGCCAGCTGGGTATGCGGACAAGGTTTCAAATGCCATGGCAACTCTGACAGGAGGACGAAATGCCATTACCTCGTGATTGGGTTACAAAAATATTTTCTAAGTTCGCCAGCTTCTACGGCGAAGACTTCGCCCGGAAGTGGGCTAATGTGGATCATGAGGCAATGATTGACGATTGGGCACTGAAGCTGGAGCGATTCAATGGCACTACGATTGGCAAGGCGCTTGACTGGTGCGCTGAAAACCAATCTAAGCCACCAACCCTGCCTGAGTTCATCCAGATGTGCAAGAGCAGTCGTGTAGAGGATGCGGTTCACTACCTCCCGCACCACTTCGTAAAAACCGAAGAGGCTGATAGAAATTTTAAATTGATGCACGATATTCTGAAAGGCAGGGTGAAGGTATGAGGCCGATGTATGAAACTGAGAGTGATAGATCACATGAGCTGGAGATAACCCAGTTTTTATCTGAGATATGGGGTTGCACGTTTGTTAAAACGCCTGCAGCTTACTCGTTTGACTTCGTCATGATGCGCAAAGGTAGAGCTGTTGGCATGTGTGAGATAAAAGATCGCTCGAAGCATTACGATACATTGATGCTTTCCCTACATAAATGGGTTGATGCATTGAGATATGCACAAGTACTGGACTTCCCTTTTTTGATTATCGCACGGACCCCAGAAGGAATTTTTTGGGTTAATGTGATGGAAATTGAGGTTGATACTGGGGTGGGTGGGCGCAATGATCGTGGTGATGAGCAGGATATGGAGCCAGTTGTTTATTTGCCGTACTCGAAAATGAAAAAAATCAAAGGGGCTGAAAATGATTAAGGTGCCAAAGTCAAAACCAGATGTGTATATGATGCGCGTCAACAAGGGTGGACTTGTTCCTGCTGATAGTTATACCCAGAGCAAGCTGCGTGACCGTGGATACAAGATTGGTGACATGGTTGCTATCAGTATCCGCAAATTAAATAACCACAAGTTCAATGGACTGATCCACCGGATTGGCCAGTTGTGTGCGGCAAATATAGCTGCGTTCTCCGGGATGAAAGCTCATGCGGTATTGAAGCGCCTACAATGGGAGGGTAATATTGCGTGCGAAGAGGTGCCCGTCATCGTTTCCGGTGACATGGTGGCAACCATGCGCTTCCCAATGTCCATGAGCTTCGATTCTATGGACGATGGTGCCCGTCATGAAATGGCCATGGCTATGTGCAATTGGATATCACAAAAGTATTGGAAAACTTTATCGCCTGAAGCGATTGCTGAAATGGCAGAATCATTTGTGGACGAGGTTTAATATGGTAAACTCTACTTGTGGCAAGTGTATGTTTTGGGTGACAGAAGTTGCTGATGATCAGGACCGAAAACATGCGGAACAGAATAGGCGGCGATGCAGTCAGGATAGGAGCGTTGAAGGGAAGGGCCGCTACCTTCACATGACCCACATGATTTGCGAAAAATATATAAAGGCAAAGGCACGGCATGCAGGTTAAAGCTCTGAAGGTTAAGTTGTGTAAGGAGTGTGGGGATGAATTCACCCCACGAAGCCCAATGCAATCTGTATGCCATATTGAATGCGCCAAGCTGCACGCCGAAAAGTTGCGACTCAAGAAAGAAAAAAAAGAAAGGACGGCTGAACGTGTCGCTTACCGCAAGGAGAAAGAGAAGCAAAAGACGCGAGGAGACTTTGTTAAGGCCACAGAAAAATCTGTCAATTCCTACATCAGACTTCGTGATGCGCACTTGCCCTGTATCTCTTGTGGATGTAATTTTGACTCCGCCCAACTCCAAGCAGGTCATTACTTGGCCGTGTCGATCCGTCCTTCGTTACGCTTCAATGAATTCAATATTAATGGTCAGTGTGCTCGATGTAACGGATATCTCAAAGGGAACGTAGCCAACTACCGATTGGGTATGTTGCAGCGTTATGGGGCGAAGGTGGTGGATATGCTTGAATCCCCACAGCAGCCAGCGCACTGGTCTATTTCGGATCTGGAAGATATTGAGGCGCTGTATAAATCCAGACTTAAACAACTACGGAGGGAGCGCGGTGAGTAAACAGGCTGAATTCAAACATGGAATCCTTCCTCCAGCTGCAAGGGAAATTCTCATAAGCGCGGCTAAACTGGCCAAGACATGCCGCGATCCAAAATCCCGGGTGATAATACTGGAGACGGCACACCAGAAAGTCCGTGCAATGTATCCCGGGTATTTCAAATGATTGGGCTAAACGACCTGAACAGGCGCATTGGGCAGCACCACCAGAATGCCGTGTTAACAGACCTAGAGGTGAAATTAATGCTGGATCTAAGGTGGCAAGGTTTCACATATGATCAGCTCAAGGACATGTTCGAGGTTTCTAAATCATGTGTTCAAGGTATCTGCTCTGGTAGGCGAAGAGGCCAATGTGTCGTGAAGTGGAGAGATGATTGTTGTAAAAAGGGGATAGTGAATGGCAAAGGCAAAAAGCAAAGCAGCAACAGTGAAGCAGATTAGTGAAACTCCGTTAACCCCGGGGCAGAAGCTGGATCTAGTTGGGCAGGAAGTAATACTCACCCAGATAGGGGAAGGAATGTTCTATTCGGCCATTGCAGGTCAGGCTGGTGTATCTCGTGGAGCGCTGATTAGATGGCTGGAAGCTAAGTGTTCAGACCTGTACGCACGCGCACGCGAGATGAGAGCTGATACTCTTGCAGAACAAATATTGGAAATAGCTGATCATAAACAGGATGATACATACATTGATGGTGATGGAAATGTGCGCACGGACGCTGATGTGGTGGCCCGTGCTCGCCTTCGCGTTGACTCGCGCAAGTGGCTGGCTAGCAAGATGCTTCCAAAGATATATGGGGATAAGCAGGATTTGAATGTGACTGGCACGGTGGATATTGCAACGGCAATTCTTGAGGCAAGGAAGCGTACATCATGATTCCTTATGCAATTGGGTTTGTACTTGTGGCATTTAATATTTTTATTATTCTATTCGTAGTTGTTATATGGACTTTCTATTCCATCCTTAATGATGTAATCATGGCGATAACAGGTGATGAGTAAAAGCGCAGATCAAATGCTGGCTGAAGACATGGGGCGGTTCTTTTCTGACCCATTGGGGTTCGTCATGTACGCATACGACTGGACGAATGATAAGACATTGCACATAGTTGAACTGGTGGAACCTTATGCGACAAAATACAGTTCTAAGTTTGGCCCAGATGCTTGGGCTTGTGAGTTCTTGGAGGATCTCGGAGCGAGAGTTAAGAAGAATGCGTTCAACGGCCGTTCAGCGGTCGATGCAGTTAGGATGGCAACCTCATCAGGCCACGGCATTGGTAAATCAGCTATCACTGCTTGGCTGGTCGATTGGATTATGTCCACTAGGCCGCATGCAAAGGGTATTGTTACGGCCAACACTGCCCCACAACTGGCTACCAAAACATGGGCTGAGATTGCAAAATGGACACGTAAGTGCATCACTTCGGAATGGTTTGAAGTTACAACGGGGCGTGGAGCAATGCGCATGTACCACAAGCAACATCCCGAGTCTTGGCAGTGCAACGCCCAGACCTGTGACGAACACAACTCAGAATCATTCGCGGGTTTACATGCAGCAAACTCCTCGCCGTTCTATATCTTTGATGAAGCCTCAGCCATACCTGCCGCAATCAGCGAAGTCGCAGAGGGTGGACTCACTGACGGTGAGCCATTCTTTTTCAAATTTGGGAATCCTACGCGTAACTCCGGGGATTTTCACAACTGCTTCCATGGGATGCGGCACCGGTGGGTTACCCGACAAATTGATTCACGCTCTGTTGCAATTACGAACAAGGCGCTGATTGCGCAGTGGGTCAAAGATTATGGCGAGGATAGTGACTTCGTTAAGGTCCGGGTGCGTGGTGTGTTCCCGTCCTTATCAAGTCTCCAGTTTATTCCCCGGGATATTGTAGATGCAGCACGGAAGCGAGAGATGCCTATCACGACTATTGCGCATCGTACAGCTGTGGTTGGTGTAGACGTTGCGCGGTTTGGTGATGATGAGTCCGTAATCCGCACAAGGATTGGCCGGGATGCAAGGTCGTGGGCACCAATGCGTTTTCGTGAGGTTGACACAATGACTCTCGCCTCGCACGTCAGCCAGCACATTGCGTTGTTGAAGTCTACCGGGCTGCATGTAATGACATTCGTGGATGGTGGTGGCGTAGGTGGTGGGGTAGTTGATAGGCTTAGACAGATTGGCCATGATGTAACAGAGGTGCAGTTCGGTGGTAAGGCTGAGGAGGCACGCAAGTATGCAAACAAGAGAGCTGAGATATGGGGCCGCATGCGAGAGTGGTTGTCCGGTGGGTACATCGAGGATGATGAGCGAATCACAATAGACCTAACATCGGTAGAATATAGCTTTACCTCATCAGACCAGATACAGTTGGAAAAGAAAGTAGACATGAAGAAGCGTGGCCTTGCCTCCCCGGATGATGGGGATGCTTTGGCCATTACATTTGCCCAGCACATCCCGGAGTTTACGGACTACGGTGAAGGACTGGCTAACCCGAGAAGAGCGAAGGAGTATGACCCGTATGCGTAATTTTGAGATGCTGCACGAAGGAATCGACCCGAGTCCATTGCTAGACTATCTTGATCAGCACCCTGAGCTGTGGAATATGATCACGTTTAGGCAGGAATTCGAGGGTAGTCCGCACAAAGATACGGAGACAATCGTGCTGCGTGGACCCATCGGTGTGGATTATGATGCGATAAATTCTACTAACTGTGTGGACTATCAATTCCCCGGAGATGGAGAAGTGTTCCAACTTATGGCGGACCTACTTGGCCCTGTAGCATTCGACAAGCTGCAATGCTCCGAGCTTGGTCGCGTGATGATTGTTAAGCTTAAACCGGGTGGAGTTATAGCTCCGCACGTAGACACCGGGGCGTATGCAGATTACTACACCCGGTATCACATTGTTGTACAGACGAATGGAGATGCGAGCCTATGTGCTGATGGAGAGACCCAGTTTATGCCTACCGGCACGGCATGGTTGTTTAACCACAAGTCTATGCACTATGGCTCAAACATGGGGAAGACGGACAGAATCCATGTCATCTTTGATGCAGTCACTCCGCTGCATCAAGTATGCGTGAGTGATGAAGAAGGTAGTAAAGTTGGAGACATGAAGAAAGTGAGCTACGCATGACACGTATCGTTGAAGGATCTGTCGTAAATAAGTGGGTCGAGGTTGCTGAATTGCTTGCTATGCATGTAGATGAACTTGCATCACATAAGCACCTCATGAAGTTAGATCCAGCCATTGAGACGTATGAGGCTATGGAAGATGGTGGGATGCTCGCCTCCTTGTTTGTATATGACGAGAACGAAAAATTGATAGGTTACTCAGTCAATTTTATTGTTCCACATCTACACTATAGCGAGCTTGTAACCTGCCAGAATGATGTGCTATTTATACATCCTGACCATAGGCACGGCCGTATAGGTATGAAGTTAATTGCTGCAACTGAGCAATTGGCCAAAGAGCGTGGCGCGAAGCTTATATCGTGGCACGTAAAAGAGAACACAACGCTGCAAGCTTTAATGCCACGCCTTGGGTACAAGGTTCAAGAAATAACATATATGAAGGAGACTTAACATGGGATTTACAGCTGCGGCCGCAGTAGTGGCAGTGACATCTTTATATCAAACATATTCCGGTGACGAGAATGCGAAGAAGCAGCGCGAGCAGCAGGATCGTATGCAGCGCGAGAACTTGGCTGCTACTGAAAAAAATCGAATAGCTCAGGAACAAGCTACGAACAAGGCCAACCAAAAGAAGCCCGACTATGCAGGTATTCTGTACAACAATCAACAAGGCGCTTCTTCTGCTGCTGGTGGGTCCGTAATGGTTACAACTGGCACCCCACTAGGCGGAACATCGGTGCTAGGTAGGTAAGCATGGAAAAAGCGCCTGATGAAAGGGTTATCGCCGGGGTAAAGCGAGACAAGTTTCAGTCTCGTTGGGGCCAGCTAAAGAATGAGCGTGCATCATGGATATCACACTGGAAAGAAATTTCTGACAACGTACTGCCACGCTCTGGCCGATTCTTCTTAACTGACCGCAATAAAGGTCAGCGTAGACACAACCAGATATACGACAACACTGGAACAAAGTCGCTCCGCATTCTTGGTGCTGGCTTGATGTCCGGTGCCACATCCCCGGCACGACCATGGTTCAGGCTCACTATCCCAGATAAGGACCTTGCTTCCAATGCAGGCGTTAAGAACTGGTTAAATGATGTAACCATTCTGATCCTTAAGGTGTTCGATAGGTCAAACACATATAGGGCTCTTCATACAATGTATGAGGAGCTTGGTGCATTTGGTACGGCCGCATCAATCATCATGCCTGACTACAAGAGTGTCATCCACCACTATCCACTGACTATCGGGGAGTATTGTATTGCGGCTAATTATCAAGGGACAGTAGACACACTCTATCGCCAATACCAAAAATCTGTAGGTGCAACTGTTAAAGAGTTCGGCCTTGAGAACTGCATGCAGAATACTCAGCAGCTGTTTAAGAATGGCCAACTCGATGCGTGGGTAACAATCATCCACGCTATTGAGCCGCGTGCAGATAGAGATGTCACCAAGGCAGACGCAAAGAATATGCCTTTCGCCTCCGTCCACTTTGAGGTTGGAGCTGACCCTGATAAGTATTTGCGCGTGTCTGGGTTTAAATCATTCCCAGCAATCGTTCCCCGCTGGGCTATTACAGGCGGTGACATCTATGGGAATTCCCCGGGCATGGAAACGCTTGGCGATGTGAAGCAGTTGCAGCATGAGCAACTACGCAAAGCTCAATGCATCGACTACCAGACCATGCCGCCATTGCAGATGCCTACATCAATGAAGGGGCGCGAAGCAGATACACTCCCGGGTGGGATTACTTATGTTGAGCAAGCGTCTGCTGGTGCTGCGATCCAAACAGCATTTAATGTGAACCTAAACTTAGGTGCCCTGCTTGATGACATCCGGGATGTGCGCGAGCGCGTGCGCTCAGGATTCTATGCCGACCTATTTATGATGTTGGCAAATCAAACTGATTCTCGTATGACAGCAACTGAGGTTGCCGAGCGGCATGAAGAGAAGCTTCTGATGCTTGGCCCGGTGATTGAGCGTCTGCATAATGAATGTCTCGACCCACTTGTGAACCTGACATTTGAGAGATTGCTTGAGGCCGATGCTCTTCCTGAAATACCAAAAGAAATGCGTGGCATGAACATCAATGTGGAGTTTGTCTCTATGCTTGCACAAGCGCAGAAGGCAGTCTCAACCAATTCAATCGATAGATTCGTAAATAATCTTGGGGCGGTTGCACAGTTTAAGCCCGAGGTATTAGACAAGTTTGACTCGGATCGCTGGGCAGAAATATATAGTGATTCGCTTGGGATAGATCCAACATTGATTGTGCCGAAGGATAGGGTAGAAGAGCTCAGGGCACAACGGGCTCAAGCGCAGCAAGCACAAGCAAAGTCAGAGCAATTGAACCAGATGGCAGATACCGCGCAGAAGGCAGCTAAGGCTGGCGGAGGTGGTGCTGATGGGTTGCAAAACGTAATGTCCGGGCTCACCGGTTACAACACAGCAGGAGCATAAGCATGGCAAAAATTGTAAGTATGAAGAATGAAGAGTCCGATGATATGCCAACGTATTGCGGCAGCAAGTACGGGTATGGCCTAACACTTTCATTGGATGAGGAGCAGTGTAAAAAGCTTGGTATCAGTAAAGCTTTGCGTGCTGGTACCATGGTGACGATTACTGCCAAGGCGGTAGTTACTTCTTCAACAGAGCAGCTTGACCGCGATGCTGATGAGAAGAGCGGCACAGAGATCCGATTGTCACTGCAGATAACTGACATGGGTATGAACATGGCTGGCATGATGCGTAATGCTGCAGCGGAGTTATACGGAAGTGGCGAGTGAGCTGAAGCTACACCCAAAAGGAAAGCTGCCTCCAATTGGGTGGGAGTTTGCACCCGGGATCCCGGGATACATTAGACCAAAGCAACCACCAAAACCTAAAGATGGTGTTGATGGTAAAGATGGAAAGGATGGCATCGATGGGAGGGATGGCAAGGATGGCTCGGATGGCAAGGATGGACTTGCCGGAGAAAGAGGTGCTGAAGGACCGAAAGGAGAGACTGGCCCGAAAGGTGAAGCTGGACAAAGTGGCAAGGACGGAGCGCAAGGCAGAGATGGACGAGATGGCCTTGATGGTAAGGACGGGGTTGGAATAGCAGATATCAAGACACACGGCAATGACATGCTGATTAAGCTGTCGAACGGTAAGGAATTTAAACATCGATTGGCTGGTGGCGGAGGCGGCACACCATTTGGTGGTGGGTCATCATATGATGGTCCAAGGATAACGGTTTCAACGACAGAGCCTATTAACCCAGCAGTGAATGATATTTGGTTTAACCCAGCAGGATAACAGGAGAAAAAAATGGCGAATGCAATATATGACTTATGGAAACAAGAAATTCTTAAAGGTACGGCTAATAATTTACTTAACTCGGCTGAAGGTGCAACTGGTGTCTATGCTGCATTGGTTGATTCTGGTACTTATACATTCTCCCAAGCTCACCAATTTTATTCTTCTCTTTCTGGCATCGTGGGCACTGACCAAGAGATTTTAACAAAGACTCAGGTGAATGGCGCATTCGATGGTACTGACCTTACATACACGGCGGTTACAGGTGCGAGTGTTGAAGCGATTGTTCTTTACCGTAAGAATGGTGGTGCGAATACTACATGGCCTTTGATTGCTTATATTGATACAGGAGTGACCAATCTTCCAGTTACCCCTAACGGCGGCAACATCACTATCACTTGGAACGCTTCGGGCATCTTTAAACTCTAAGGGGTAGTTAATAATGGCCTTCAAAACTGGCGATAGGGTACGCGAGACAAGTACGACAACCGGCACAGGTACGCTTACACTTGCCGGTGCTGTAGCTGGATTCCAGCCGTTTTCTGTTGTTTGTGCGAATAACGATGTGTGCTACTACTGCATCACTGACA